TCATAAGATATATGCCCTTGGCATTTGTGTCCATAACCTTGTCCCACATATCCTCCTCAAAATTTTCAAGCCAATCTATCAAATTAACACCAGCATTATTTATTAGAATATCAATATCAAAAGGTGTAATATCCAAAACCTCTTTCAATGCTTTTGCCTCTCTGACATCGTTGCCATCTTCTATATTGAAACCATGAACACTATGCCCTTGTTCCTCAAGCTTATCAAACATTGCTTTGCCTAGACCACTGCTGGATCCAGTTATTAAAATATTACTCATCATCCTCTCCCTTAATTAATGACTCAACCATTGCAGCATAAACTGCAGCATCATGAATAGAGTCCTTGTGTTTTAAATCGCTGTTTGCAAACCTTGTTATTTTAACAATCATCAATTCAAACAAATGCCAAATGTTGAAATCATCATTGCTCCTCAGATTAATACCCTTTGGAAACAGAGCAACCATCACTTCACCAACATTTTTATAATTATCCCCATATACTCTGTTCCTCTCTCTGAATGTGTTGGCCATCTCCTCGAGGATCTGAGCTGCATCTTTATTTTTCTTTTTTATAGACATGATGTTGTTTTCCTTCCTCATATGCTTCTTCAACTTTTGTATCATAATCATTTGCTTTGTCAAGCAATGCTCTAAGATCCTGCATTTGTATTGAACTTATGTCAAAAATCCTAGCAACCTTTTTATCATCAAGCTCTAAGTCATTGCCAACTATTTTAATCCTTTCCATCAGAAATCTCCTGCAGCAACTTGAAGACAGGTCAATCCTTCTTTCCTCCACATATCAACAACCATCTTGCGATCTTCTAAAACAAACCAAACATTTTCTTTTTCGATGTTTTGCTCAAACATGTTTTTCTTGCAGTCATCGTCATGAGACATATCGCCAGTCTTCCTCATCAACAATCTGTCAAATGGGATGTCGTTAAGCCTTAACCACTCAGCAGTGTCTTGATGATGCCACTCATCTCTGGCAGTCATTATAACTATCTCTGTTTCATCATCATGAAGTCTTCTTAATATGTTGCAGACATTTTCTATTGGCTTATCATCTTTGCCTCTTGAGTTAAAAGCATCATAATCTTTTTGAATGTAGAACTGAACACGATGCTGATAATCAGACAATGTGCCATCAAGATCAGCTATGACTATTCTTTTTTTCATTTAAATCTCCGTAATAATTTTTTTTGAACATTCTGCAAAAGTTTTTTCATTTTGTTATTTTTCTCATCAACCTCATCCATAGCACTTTTCAGATCTTTAAATAATTTTCTGTATTTGAATGGCTTGACTTTGTAAATAATATATCTGACTTTTGACTCATGCATGCCAACGATGTCACCTATCTGCCTCATGGTTTTGCCCTCAGATCTCAAGTCATGAATCTTGATTGCGAGATCCTCGCTGTATAATTTTTTCCTGCCCATGACCTAACCTATTTATTTAAAGCTTTGTACATGGATGGTGCAGCCCACTCTGTGGGAGTCAAAAATGGCTCTGCCCATGAGTGCTCTCTCACTACCTCATCAACCATAAGCTTAAACACCTCTTGATATTCACCTTGCGCTCTCGGTGATAAACGAGACTTTGCCATTTCACTCAAAGTTCGAAGATTAAACTTTGCGACAATGTTGGTGTGGATGTTTGTTGGCAATATCCCTCTAGCATCCTCTGCAGGGATATCCAAAGACCTCAATGCTTGATATTGATCATTTATAACTTTCATGGCAGTGTTATATATCAATTTTGCATCTTCATTGTCTGATATTCTTGGTGGCGTATAATATCCAAAACCTTGCATGTCAACTGTTCTCTGAGATTGTTGAGCATATGAACCTTGTCGTGTTCTAACAAACTGATGGGTGAACCCTCTTGTCACATCTCGAATATCAAAGGTGTAGTCAATGAACTCCCAAGAGGATCTTATTGTTTGGAGCATGTAGTCAAGTTCTGCCTGCTTCTTTTCATCATCCCATTGAGACACTTTTTCATAAGCATCCTCATCGTTCATTAGCCTTGTGTTCTTTGTGAACAGCAAAAGGTTTACTGCGTCTGACGTCGCATTAATTAATTTTACTTTCATGCTTTCATTCCTTTCTGATTATGCATAAGTCTTGTGTAGCCACTGCTACCTCTAATAAACCTCTCAATGTGTTGACAATCTTCAACAACATCATCAAGAAGTAACTGTCGCCAAGTCGCAAAACGACCTAGTGAATATATACCATACTTGGTTGTCATTTCAAATATGAATTGTTTCCTCAGATCCTCATCTATGGGTCTGATCTTTCCATACAGTTGATTTGATTGCTCCATGTGATGGATCTTGTAAGCTCGGATGCCGAAGTCCTCTTTGAGCACCTCCATTAAATGTGGTCCAGGAATTGACTCTGGTTTGCGAACGAACTCTGATATTATTATATTGCCTATAATGGAAACTCTATAGAATGGTAACTTTGGATCTGGATAATAAATGGTCTGATAAACATTACACTCTGGATCCAAGATAGTTCCCTTCTGCGTCCATATTTGTTGATGAGGAAACTCTGGTATGTCTTGCCAACCTATTATCTTCATCAGCGTGGGCATTGGTATGGTCGATATGATTGGCTGTTCAGTTCTTTCTATAACACTCTTGCTCAAGCTCATACCATATCTCATCTTGCAATTGCTTGCCATCATTTTTATAAGTTCCCATGGAGCTATAAACCTGTCTGATGGATCCAAATTATTTATGGATCTGCTGAGTATAGCTCCTGTAACTTTTTGAGAATATAAATTACTTAGTTGAAGGTTTGGAGTTGTGTGAATTTTGTCATCGTATTTTATGGCTTTATGCACACGAACTTTTTTAAATGGTATGGCACAAGCTGTTCCAACTTTGTCAGTTCTAAATCTTAACAATGCTCCATGATTGTTTGGGAGATCTTTTTGTGCCTCGTGGACTTCAACGTCAAACCCACGAAGCATATTCCCTGCTAACAAACCTGCTAAGCCTGCACCATAAATAATCATACCAATTCAACCCTTCCTTTTTTAAGATCGTGAGCAACGTCTTCTCTCACTCCAGCTTTTAAGATGTCAAACTCTTTTGACTTCTCGATCAACAGCTCATAATTGATCCCACCTTTGTTAGCCATGATGATCTCAAAAATGTGCCAAGCACGAGTGCCAGTCTTTCTAGGATTTTCCTTGACGACAGCTTTGACTACCTTATCATAAAAAGCACCTCTCCCTCTGGAGACCTTTGCATCATCCTTGATAATCTTGGCAACATCTTTAGTCTTGGATATGGACAAAGTTTTCTGGACACCATTCCAACGAGTTGATGCCACTGGCACATCCATACCATTTATAAGATTAAATAATCTGACACCACCTTTTGCTTTGTCAGAAAACCTGCTGACAGGCTTTTTGGAGTGCTTGTTATATATCTCTGCCAGCTTTGCAGTGGATACATTAACATTGTTGTAGATCTCGAGTGCACTAGAAAAATGGAGAGATCCATTTTGCATAACCTCAGCAACATCTCTGCTAACGTAGGCTTTCACTTCAAGAGTTTTTAAGTCGATTGAATAACATTTGTTTAACATGATTTTTTCCTTTCTCAGTATCAATACAAATTAGTATGTCTTATTTTTTGCAAAAAGAAAAGGATTTTCTTTCCCTTTAAAATCAAACACTTAACATCATAATGCATAATAACGCAATCCTCTGGGTCTCATAATATACAAATTTTCTCTCGCTCTGGTGACAGCAACATACCAAACTCTGTTCTCTTCATCGGTGTGAGAGTTCTCCCAACTTAATCTCCCCATGTCAGTCGCCAATGCAACATTGTCTGCCTCACCACCTTTACTCTGATGAATTGTTGATATGACTATTCTAGGCTTGTCGCTGAATTTTTCTCCATTGCGCAAACAAGATCTGAGATACTCTCTCTCATCTGGTGCGATGCCTCTCAACATCCTCATCCAATCGTAGTTTCTTGCCTCCTCTGGCAAACCGAAGTCACTTAAATTATAAATATCCTTGTTTTTTAATTTAACACTGGATCCAAAAAACTGGATCATATTTTTTGCCTCAAACAAAGTTATGCCTTTGCCTTTCCTGACTTTCTCCCATGATGTGATGGCACGAGTTTCATCTGACTCAAGAGAGTGCTGACCATTGTAGAGATATCCATAACCTTGTTGACGAGCAACTCTCTGAAAACGATTCAAAAGATATTTTGACCGACTCATACACAACCATGTCTTCTGGTCAGAAAAATCTATCTGTTGTTCATCAGCCAAATGCTCAACCATGCCAACCTCTGTTTTTGGACTCCATGGTTTCATATATCTTTTTTTAATCCTCTTGACAATGTCAGATGCAATGTTGTGAACAGATCTTGGTATCCTATAACTTTGTGGCAAAATATGTCTGTCACCTTTTAAGCTTAAAAATTTATTTACATCAGCTCCAGCCCAACCAAAGATAGCTTGGTCATCATCACCTGCAATGTAAACCTCTTGTGCCTCAGATGATAAACTGATGGCCATCTTGTATTGTAAAGAACTCAGATCTTGTGCCTCATCAAATATACAAATGTCCACTGGCAGAGGTGAGTTGTATCTCTCCAACATGTCTGTAAAATCTAAAAGACCATTTTCTTTTTTGTAAACCCTCAATGCAGAGTCGTATTGCTTAACTGCATGCAAAGTCAAATCATCAACATTGGAATAATTATATTGTTGCTCAACAGACCTTATGCCAACCCTAGCGAGTGACTCAATCCTTGAGCACTTGTCTCCCAGTCCATAACCAGTATGGATCCCGAGATCCTCGTCATAGATGCCTTTGAACTCAACTCCCAGAGCTTTGCCTAAACTCCTGTAATGAGTGTTTGTCATCACCTCATCTCTCTGCAAGCCTAACTGCTTGAAAGCAAGAGAGTGCAAAGTTCTAAAATATGGAAACCTACTCTCATCAAAACCAAACTGCACCATTGCTCTTTCTTGTGCTTCATATGCAGCTTTCCTAGTGAAAGCAAGATATGCTATTTTTTCAGGAGCCACTCCCCTCTTCAGACTGCTCTCCACTATCTTCAGTAGAGTTGTTGTCTTTCCTGTTCCTGGTGGTCCCAGTATTATCTGGACAAACCTTTTCATCTTTTTCCTTTCTCAGTTTCCATAAGATCCATTCATAATATCTTTCTGGTTCTTTATCCATTAAAACTCATCTGTTACTGTTGATGGTATATCAAGTTCTTCATCATCATAAAACTCTGGTGCTGGCACAGACCAAACCTTCACAGGCTTTGATTTTATTCTGAATGCTTTCCTGTCGCCACCTAAGTTCCTCAACCAAGACCATATCTGATGTTGACTTGGATACCTAAATCTTCTGGAGTCAAGGTATATAAATAAATCTTCTGACCTAAAATATACTTTGCCCTCATCTGAGTCATGCCATGGCTTGGCGTTCATTATTTCATCTTTGTGTCTGGCTTGAACTTTACCAGTCAAAAATGAGTCCAATACTTTTTCAAATTGACCTTGTGGCGATGCATCATCTGGATCCACGACAACTTCAACAGAACTCAACAGCTCATTGATCCTTTGTTCCCACTTAGGTGCTGGCATAGTGCTAGGACATTTGTTAAGCTTTTCAACACAAAGTTTTTGCAACTGTCTTTGATCCAATAGTTGAGGTGTTGTGACCTCAATCCTTTCTCCTTGGATCTCGATGTACCATCTGACTGACGATCTGTTTTCTGTTTCATATTTTGTTATGGCATCAATGTTTATCGTTGCGCCACCTCCCACACCACCAATCCCGAAAGATCTTTTCATGCATTTTGATTTTTCACAATAGTTGCATATGGGTGCTTGTTTGCAAGTGTAGGCATAATCCTTTTTACTCACTCCCTTAATTAAAGTATTGACTTCACTTGAGGGCAAAGGTGTTGCGACATGCTCATAATTAAATTTCATAAGA